CATGAGCATCGACGCCGATGTCTACTGGGCTTGGGAAAAAACCGAACCCGGTTGCTGGGCCGACAAAGGCTGGCGCGATGACTTCAAAAAGCGCCACCCCGAGACCGCCGTCCACTACACCCCGCGCAAAACGACCGTCCTCGTCCCGTGACATGCCACAAGCTCAAGCAATACCTCAATCGGTCTACGGCTACGCGGTGCGCAGACCATACAAAAGCGAGGACACCTTTTTTGCGCTCAACACTAAGGTTGCGGGCATGGCCGCTGAAGACGGCCGCATTGTGCTCAATCCCTACAGCGGGCTGAAATATGAAGAACAGCTCGGAGTCGCCAAAAACGAAGCCATCCGGCTCTTCATGCGAGACAACAAGATCGACCCGCAATTCAAGGTCACGCCAGAGCAAATGAAAGCGTTTCAAGGCACGGCCTACGGCACTAACGAGCCTGCCCTACGGCAAACGCTCGTCTCTCGCATCCTCACCAACGACCCGTCCGCCGGCAACGTCACCGACGAGCAGCGCAAGGCCGCTCAGTCAATCATGCAGCAACTTAGCAAGCGGAACGTAGCCAAATGATCAAAGCACCCGACCGCGACAAAATCTCCGAGATCCTCTCCGACATCGATGAAGCCGACGCCGATGGCAGCGGCTACGTCCAGCGCAAGCTCCGCAACTGGAACACCCGCTTCTGCATCTGGGCCGGCCAGACCGACGACGGCCGCAAGCACCAAGAAGCTCTCGGCAAGCGCCCATTCCCATGGGACAAGAGTCTTGATTCTCGTGTTCGCTTGGCTGATACGATTTGCCGGGATCATATTGCGATGCTCACGAACGCCTTTTTCAAGGCGCGCGTCCAGGTCCAGCCCGTCGAGTCCATGGACATCGACAAGCGCAGCGCCGCGGAAAGTGTGTTGAAATGGCTTCTCTTCCAGCACGTCCTTGATGATCTCCGCAGGGAAGTGCAGCTCGCCGCCAACTTCCGCGAGACCTACGGCCTCGCCGTCATGGCCGTCGATTGGATCAAGACCACCCGCACCGAGATCAAGAGCTTCAGCATGGAAGACGCCATGATGATGCTGCAGGAGTCCCAAGACCCCAACCTGCAAGCCCTCCTCGAGGTCGTCCTCGACCCCGAGCAAGAAGAACTCGCCGCCCAGCTCATGGGCGAAGTCATCCCGGAACTCGGCACCACCGCCAAAGTCCGCGCCTTCCGCGAAAAAGGCTTCGTTGAATGGGAGCAACCCTACGTTTTTGAAAGCCGGCCCCAGTGGACCGCGCTTGAGCCTTGGGAGGACATCATCTTCCCCGCCCAGACCTACTCATTACAGCGTGCCGCGTTCGTTGCCCGACGCGAGCTAATGACCGAACCGGAGTTGCGCGAGCGTGCCGCTGTCGAGGGTTGGGACGACAAATGGGTTGAGCAAGTCGTGGAGAAGAAAGGCGACATCCGCCGCATCTCGCTGAACCTCCACCGCAGCGACCAGTTCCTCTACGACCACCAGCGCGACATGATCGAGATCTGGCACGTCTACAGGAAGGAGCACGACGACCGCACCAAGGCCATGCGCGTCACCCGCACCGTCCTCAGCTACCACGTCCCGGATCGCACCGCCGTCCACGACATCCTGCCCTACGCCCACGCGCTCTATCCCTTCGTCGAGCTGCCCCGCGAACGCGCCTCGCGCCCCATCTTGGAATCCCGCGGCGTGCCGGAGATCGTCCAGACCGCCCAGGAAGAAGTCAAAATCCAACGCGACATGCGAGGCGACCGCGCCAGCATCGTCACCTTGCCCCCGCTCAAAACGCCCGCCGCGCGCGGCAAGATGGACCTCATCATGGGACCGGGCGTGCAGATCCCCGAGCGCCGCCCCGGCGAGATCACCTGGATGAACCCGCCGCAGCCCGACGCCGGCAGCATCGAAGTCGAAATGTCCATCCGCAACGACGTGGACAACTACTTCGGCCGCATCTCCGAAGCCGTCCCGCCGCAACGCTACATGCTGCACACCCAAGAGCTGGTCGATTCGTGGCTGCTCGACATGAAGCTGTGTCTGGTCCAGACGCTCGCCCTCTGCCAGCAGTATATGACCGCGGAAGAAGTCGCCCGCGTCACCGGCAACCCCAATCTCCCGCTCACCGCCAGCCCCGCCGACATCCGCGGCCGCTTCGACGTGACCTGCGAGTTCGACGCCCGCAACTTGGACAGCGAAGCCCTCGCTGCCAAAATGGATTTCTACGCGAAAGTGTTGGTCCCGCTTGACCAATTCGGCGTGGTGGACCGCGCAGGGTTAATCAAGGTCATGGCCCAAGCCGTAGACCCAAATCTCGCCGGCATTCTCATCAAAGACATCGGCGCCGCCACCGCAGCCGAGCAGGAGGACGAGCAAGGCGCCTTCGCAAAAATCGCCGCAGGCACCGAGCCGCCATTGAAAGAGGGCGGACAAAACGCGCAAGTCCGCCTGCAAACGCTCCAGCAAATCATTCAGTCCAACCCCGCCGTCCAGCAGCGCTACGCCCAAGACGAAATCTTCCGCAGCATGATCGACGCAAGAGCACAAGCCTTCCAGTTCCAGTTGCAACAGCAGCAAAACGCCGTCATCGGCCGCACCGGCGCCCAACCCGCGCTGCAAAAGCTCCAGCAAGACCAGCAACTCGGCATGCCCGCCCAACCCGCCGCCTAATTATAGCGAAGTTAGAAAGTTTATCCCGTGCATCCTAACATCAACGTCCGCAACGTAGCTGGTCTAAACATCCCGCAGCACGACTATCTCAGCATCTCGTATTACGGCAGCACCAACAACATCCAGACCGTCACCTACAAAGAAGGCGGCAGCTCCGGCCAAACAGTCGCCACGCTGACCTTCTCCTACACGACCAATCCGCCAAGCACTGACGATGCCTCGCTGGCGTCCGTTGCTCGCTCTTAAATCTCCAATTTCTAATTTGTAATGCCTTGGACGTTTAACCCCTTCTCCGGCACGTTCGATCAAAAAGGATCGGGCGGCGGCGGCGCGTCCTATATTGACGGCGAAGTAGCAACCTACGCAGACCTTCCGCTAGACGGCTCGGCCGCTCTCAACAGTGCATGGCTCGTCCGCGAAGCCAGCGGCACCTGGTTGATCGCCCGCAAACCCGCCGGCATCTACATCCGCACCGCCACGGCAGGAGTCAGCCGCGACGCCGACTGGACGTATGCCGGCATCCTCCCCGACGTCTTCAACGACGCCAACTTCCTCCTCTATGACAACGCGGACAGCTCCAAAAATCTAGCCTTCCAACTCTCCGGCATCACCACCGGCACCACCCGCACGCTCACGGCCGCCGACCGCTCCGGCGTCAACGTCGTTTCCGACACCTCCGCAGGCAGCGGCAGCGATGTGGTCAACAACATCGTGAGCCTCACCCAAGCCGAATACAACGCCATCGGAAGTCCCGACGCGGCCACGCTCTTCCTCATCACCGATCCGTAAGCCATGGCCCTCCTGCAAAAAGCATATCTCGGTGCCACGCCGCTCTTCCGCAACGTCGATTGGTTTGAGGCGTCCTACACTCCGGTCAACTCCAGCGCCGAAGTATCGCTCACCGCCAACACTTCCGCGCACACCAAGGGTTCGTATTCCGAACTCATCGCCTCCACTTCCGCCAACGCCTCGTTGTTGGTGTTGATGGTGCAAGACGTCAGCGCCGCGGCCACCAACACCGCTACGCTCATCGACATCGCCACGGGAGCCAGCGGTTCAGAAACCGACATTATTGGCAACCTCGCCGTAGGTGGCGCTCTTACCACCACCGGCCCAACAGGCGTTGCCGTTGCCGTTCCGCTAAAAATCGCCAGCGGCACGCGCATCTCGGCTCGCATTCAGTCTGTTGTCACGGGCGGCAAAACAGCAACCGCACAAGTATTCCTTTTCGACGTGGGCGGCGATTACGCCACGACACCCACCAGCGTTGATGTCATCACCGGAGACACCGCCACCAGCCAAGGCATCAGCTTCAGCGGCGCCAGCGGCACATGGGTTCAAGCCATTGCCTCCACTTCCCGCGCCTATCGCGCCGTGGCCATCATGCCGTCCACGCACAACAGCAACATTTTAACCATTGGCCCACAACTGGAGATTGGCGTCGGCGCGTCAGGAAGCGAACAGGCGTTTGGGTTAACTGCTGCTTCTTATGTCAACAACGAAGCCGTGCAGTCCTCGCCTCCGTATCTGTCGCTTTTCGGACGCAACATCCCCGCAGGCTCCCGCCTCGCCGTGAAGCACAACATCGCCGCCAACCCCGACCGCTACGGCTTCACCCTCATCGGCATCCCCTAAAATGCAAAACTGGCACCTCCTTTATAACACCACGACAGGCCAAAGCGTCAGCATCGGCACCGTCATCGCCGATCCGCTACCGGCAGGCATCACCGCGCTCCCGCTCACCGACGCCGAAGGCGAGGGGATGCAAAACGGCACCCTCATCTGGGACGCCGCCACCCGCAGCTTGATCCAAACGCCGCCACCCGCCGTCACCGCCGAAGAACACCTCAAATCCGTCGGCCTCGGCGGCGAACGCCAGCCCACGTTGCTTTATCTCCGCCAGTCCCTCGCCGCCGCCGGCCAGCAAAGCCCCGAGCTGGACGCCATCGAGCAATACTTGCAGCAGATCCTCGCCATCTTCGCGTCCGATCCAAGCCCCCGCAACGACTGGCCGCAGCCGCCCATCACCTTCGAAGCCGCCGTCCAAAGCGCCATGCAAACCCTGCTTGTCACGCCGGAGCCAAGCGTAGGCGGAAACCCTTAGTGCCTTAGTGTCCCCGTGAGAACTGTAACCCTTCAGTCTATTTTGTTACGCGCCTGGCAACGTGTCGGCAACGACGCCAGCACCATCGACGCCATCCCATCCGGCGCAAGAACCATGATGGTCGCCGCCGCCAACGAACGCATCAGCGACTGCTGGGAGTGGGCCGACTGGCCAGAGCTTATGCGCGTCGAAGAACGCACCGTCGAAGGCAACGAGACGACCGGCTACTTCATCCCCTACGAGCAAACCGGCGAGACCGCCATGGGCGAAGTCTTCGGCGTCCTCCGCGACAACCCTGCAACCCACGTTGCACCCCGCCAGATTGGCTACAGTCTCCTTGGCGACAACGTGCGCTTCCCGCAAAGCACCGACCTACCGACCACCGTCTGGGTCAACTACCGCATCCGTCCGACCGAATACAGCGCCAGCAACCTCACCGCGACAGTGCCCGCCGTCATCGCAAAAGCAGTCGGCTACCTGCTCACCTCCGATCTGCAAACCGAAGACGGCCAGCTCGACAAAGCACTCGCCATGGAACAGATGGCAGAGTCCGAGCTGATTTCCCAGCGCGACAAATATTACTTTCAGCAGGGCCAACCCAGCATGTGGACCGCCCGCGTCAACCAATACTAACCAACCAACACTATGGGATTCCCTAATAACAAAATCACCAACGGCCTCAGCGGCGGCAACTACATCGCCGACACCACGGCCCGCACCGGCGACTGGCTCGCCGTGCAAGTCCTCGCCGATGCCAAGTTCCACACCTTGACCGGCAACATCGCCGACATCGCGAACACCACCGACGCCAGCGCCCCCGTCATTCCGGCAGGCACTATCCTCTTCGGCAAGTTCACCGCCATCGACCTGCACAGCGGCCGGATCATCGCCTACACCGCCTAATGATCCTCGCCCCGACATTGTCGCTCAACACACCGGCTCGCGGTTTTGACGCCGACGCCACGGCTTTCGCCGCCGCGTCCGGCGCCACCGACGTGGCGGCCCTGAGCGCCTTTGTCAAAGGCGTCAAAGAGCTGGGGCTTTGGAACTCGATGGTGTGCTGGCCCCTCCGCAGCAGCCAAAACGCCGGAACCGGCACCACGGCGTATTCGCTGGGCGGGTTGGGGACGTTTAATGGGACGCTGACCAATGGGCCGACTTGGGGAGCGGATGGCATTACAAAAGCCAACGCCACCGAAATCATCAATGTCAACGGCACCAACGCAACGCTGCGTGGGTCGCTATCCGTATTCTCCTGCTACAAGTCCAACGTCACGGCAGACGGTCAGCGAATCTTCAACTGCCAAGACGGAACCGCGCAGGGCAATTACTGGCAGTCAAATTTTGACAACAACACCTATAAACAAGTGTTTGTGATGACCACGCGCAACTCTGCCAATGCATCATCAAGCTCCAGCGACATTACGGGTCGCGAAACCATGTTCAACTATTTTGGAGCCGCCCTTGCATCAACGTCCTCACAGTTCATGTTGAACGGAACTATTTCTGCCGAACAAACGGGACTTTCAGCCCGCAATCCTACAGGCACGCCCAATGTTGACATGATTGGGACGAACGGCGCGTCCGGCGCCCGCGGCACGCTGTCGTTTGCGATCGCGCTTACGCCGACCATCTCCAGCGGCGATATGTCAGCACTTTACACCCTCTACAAATCCACCCTCGGCACCGGCCTCGGCTTACCATGAGCAACTTCGAGACCACCGAACGCATCATCGCCGTGCCCGCCGAAGCGGTAGGCACGATGTTCCCAACGCTCCTCGCGCAGTATGGCCAAGAACTCCCCGACGCTGGCCGCAGCATCCTCACCATCGGCGGGCATTACGATGACGCCGAGAAGACCCGCATCCGCGCCGCCAGCCTCACAGACGGCACCATCACCGGCCAGCCGCTCACAGACGGACGCCTCGCCTTCCGCTGCTTGTGGCAAGCCGACCTCGCCGCCGCCTTCGACGCAGGCGAGATCGACGGCGCCGAACAACTGACGGAAGAACAACTCTCAACCCTCATCCCTCAACCCTCAACTGCCCCATGACGTATTGGCACACACATTTTTCAACAACCGAGAAGGGCGTGATCGGCACGGTCACATCCCTCGGCTCCTCGGCCTTCAGCATGCTGCCCCATTTAGAGACGACTCTAAGGGTCGCCGGTCTATGTGTCGGCCTCGCGGTCGGCGTAGTCACCCTAATTTCGGTCCTTCACGACCTACGAAAGAAACAGAAGCAAAAATAATATGAGAAACTGGAAAACAACCCTGCTCGGAATCCTCACAATCATCGCCTCGCTCTCGACCGCTGGCCGCGAGTTCCTCGCCAACGGCAGCATCCCCGACCTCGGCCTCATCGCCGCGAGCCTGCTCGCCGGTTGGGGCTTGATCGTTGCCAAAGACAACACCGCCCGCCTCTGACTCCATGAGCGTCCGCGTCACAAAACTAGTTGCAGTTGCGATCCTCGCCGCGAGCTGGGCTGCTCTTGCGGCTGGGTGCGTCACGCTTGGCTACGATTTCATTAAGCAACAGGCCACCGTCACGTTCGACGCCAAAACGGTAAAGGAGCCATCCAAGTAACTGCCAACTGACGACTGCCAACTGCCAACTCCTCACCCATGATCCCCAAGAGCCGACCACAACAAAAGCGCGACGAGACGCTGAAGCAGCTCAAGGCTGCCAACGTCAGCGATCCGGTGTGCTTGGTCGGCATTCGTGGCTACTACCGCGACAG